GAGTGTGTGAACTGACCATGTTTTACCGCATCTGGTATCGTATGTTTCATCATTTTGTCTAGCGGAAGATTAATAACTTTATGAGGAATTTTACGGTCTTGACAGTATTTGGCAGCGTAGATGATATCATAGTCATTTGCACCATCAAATAATCTTTGTGAAATAGCTCTAAATTCAATGCCCTGCTCATAAAATGTTTCAGCGGTAACTTCTGAATCTATTCCTCCACTCAGAGCTAATACATATTTATAGTCTTTATACTTATTACCAAATGCTGTTGCTAGTTTGGTTAGGTCACGTTTAAACGATTTAGAACGACGACTATACTCTGGAACATTAACTCTTACACCAATTGACGGTATTAAATTAGAACACAAATAGTTTTTCTCTGGTCTTAGATACGAGTTATTCTGAACATACTCCCAATAAACTCTATTAAGACGTAATAAATCAGACGACATTCAGAGATTTGAACTCCGTCAGTACTCGTTCTGTATCAGCTACTTTGATGTGCTTAAGATAAATCTCTAGTTCTTCATAGATTGTTTTATTTTTCAAATCAAGAGTAGATTCTTCTGCTGGCTTTTCTACCATTTTTTTGTCTAACAGCTCAGAGTTCTCCATCTTAGCGAGTTGGTCTAATGACCCTGTGACTTCATATACTACATGATGAAATGAATCTGGACGCATCTCTTCGCCAACAGCAATCTTACGTCGTATGAGTTTAGGTAGTTTTAGATCATAAAACTCACGTGTGTAATTACGTGAATCTACCACATCAAAAATATCTACTCCATATTCTCGCAACTCATCGCGGTCAAACGTAGTATTTAAGGGAGAACCAGGGTAGTAACAGTTAGTGTCACCATAACGATGATTAAAGTGTAGATCGCCAAGTAGACATAAGCCCCAAGGAGAGAGACGGGAGAAATCATATTCTGGCGTAATATGCGGAGGCACTTCTCCACGAATATGCGTGACCAATATATCGTCGTTGACATATGTTGGTAAATTGTCGAGTTGCATTTCGCCATACGGGTAGAACTGAAATGACGTTTTACCCACAGTCGCACGTCCGTTTCTAGTAAATAGATGGACGTTCTCATTTTTGATGGCATTATCTTCATTAAAATGTTCAAAGAATGATTCTCCTTTACGAGTTGCTTCATGATTACCTGGAATGATGTAGGTTGGTATTGAGACTGAATTGATATAGCTTAGAAACAAACAGATTTCATCTGGTTCTGGTTTTTTATCAAAGATGTCTCCAGCAATAATATGTACATCACAGCTTTGTTCAAGTGCAATCAATTTACGAAACATTGCCTTGAATCTACTAACTTGCCAGTCATAAGGTACTTTTTTCTTGTGCAGATTTATATGCCAATCTGCGGAACAAATAATTCGTGTCATCGTGTTGCTTTCTTAAATAGTAAATACCAATTCCAGTCAAACTGTGATTCTGGTTTTAAGATTGTTTCAATGTTAGTTAGTCTAGGTGTTCTTATATGTACCTCTTGAGACCAGCTTGGATATTGTGAGATTAGATGAAAACCTTCAAAAATCATGAATTTTAGAAAGTTATCAAAATCAAACAGCCCTGGATAGAAAAAGTGATGTTTCATTCTCCAATTTGGGACTGATACGAATGCAAACCCTTCTAAATGTAATAAATTTTCTCTACATCTTTGGATAATCAGACTAGGGTTTCTAATATGCTCTAGAAAATCGTTCATTACAACTAAATCATATTTTTTATCAATCTCTGAACAGTCAAAAGAGTCAAACAAGTCTTGAACATAAAAATGTCTGCCTTTGTATTTTCTACGTTCATAGGCTCTCTTAGCACTCGACCCATCAACTCTGTCATATATTATATCTTCTCTTACATTTGAAATTAAATCTCCAAGTTTACCTGGTCCTGATCCTATTTCAATGATACTTTTAATATCTCGATGCTCATCAAAAACACTGAATAATACGTTAGCCTCATGCTTATATCTATCTTCCCACCCAGCTTGATCAGCTAAATCATAGTCATTATCCCAGTATGTATCTATATTCTCTGGTTTAACAACGTAACTTTCGTGCCCTTCGTGTATAAATCTTTCTATATCAATTTGATCTGCCATTTTATAATTTGCCCTATGCCAAAAAGTGTGCTAATTTATGTTTGCTAGCTTGTGAACAGCGCTACACCGGCAGGTGAAAAGCTGTTGAACACGACTCGATTATGTGTGTTAGCGTCGGCACGTAGTGCCGCAGCAAGGAACGTAGTTCCGCATAGCCTTAGCCACGTCAGAACTACGTCCTAATTTTACTCTTGTCTATTAATAATCTTTCCAACATCACCTTCAAAAGTATAACTTCCAACATGATTCAGCTTCGTATTTGGATCTAACCAAATCTCTCCGCCAATCTTTTGCCATCTACGGCAGAAAGTATAATCTTCAGAAAGATACCGATTATCGTCAGGATCTAACCAAGTATCAAATAATGCATAACAATATTTATTGAATCTTTCATCAATATTAGAATCATTACGATAATGAAGTTCAGGATATGCTTGACACATCTTTTCTACAGTTTCTCTTTTTACCAAAAAGAAACCAGTTGAAGCATCTAATACTTCTACTGCACCATTTTCAACTCTAATCTGACGATTTTCTTGATTAACAAACTTAAAGTTAATTGCATATTGAATTGGTAGAGCTTTTTTAGGGTATGCTGCTGCCATAATAGGCTTATCATACGCTAGAGCACGAAGTACTGACTCTACATCAAACTCAATATCTGAATCAATAAACATCAAATGAGTACAATCCGATTCAAGAAACATAGCTGTTAGAATATTTCTAGCACGAGTAATCAAAGATTCATTACGAAGAGTAGTGATTCTAAAATTAATTCCGTGCTGCATAAACGCTTGGCTTACTCGAAACATTGATAAGAAAAATTGATCAGTCAGCATACCCCCATAACAAGGAGTAGCAAAGAAAACATTATGTTGTCTTAACTGTGTTAAATCAATGGTTGCTTGGTTACCTTCAACTTGTTTGAAAGCTCCAAAACTTTTCTCAATAGATTGTCCTTCTTCAGGAGTCGTGACATCTTTAGGCTTCATGTCTGATAATGATTTTTTCATTAAGCTAGGTCATCCACATCTTCCGCTGGTTTAAATTCGTCAGATACATCACCTGCGAAATAAGAGGTGTTATTTAACAACCACTCTTTTTGCTCATCATACGTTTGGCGTTTATAAATTTTTGATAATTCATAAAGCTCAAGAGCTTTTTCTGCGTCTGTAAGAGCAGAGTTATTACGAGCAGGTAGGCAGGAGTATTTCACATTTTGTGGAAGAGGTCCTGTCTTTTCTTTTTTAATGGTAATATCATAACCACCTTCACTATCTGCTGGATTCCCATAATCAGGATTAGTAGCATAATCTACAATCTGAGAATAGATAGTTGAGCGCAGATCGAACAGTTTAATCTGCCCATCAGCACGATCAATTACATTACATACATATGAAAATTGCGGCTTATCCGCATAGATAGCGTCATCGATCTCTTTGAAAGGATCTTGAGCAGAGTTGTCAAAAGATTCAGTTTCACGACTGAACTGTAGACATTCTACTGGCATTTTTTTACCTTCTTTAGTGACTACCCAATAGCAGTAGCGAGGCATTACGTCTCCTAAAAGACGTACTTTGGTATCTCCGATACCGAGTGTGAGTCGTTGAATTTCACGACGTTCGTTGCTTGAGGTTTGCTTTCCTTTAGCTTTGTCCCATGCGACCATAGTAGTTTCTCCTTGATTGTTCATTAGAACTTATGTGTAGGATTTCCTCGAAACCGAGGACTCTTGTGTAAAATATATTTTATCGCCTTTTATATTTACGAAAGGGTTATTAATATCTTTTCTAATATAATTCTTAGCGATATAGTCTTGGTTCTCACTTATTCTTCTCATTGAGAGAAGCTGTAAGTATTCTGTCTTTTGTAGAATAGAAACATTTTGTGTTAAAAACCAAGGGTTCTTAAAATAACTCATTGGTTCTTCTGTTTGGTAATTACAAACAAGTTTTTCTTTTTTCTGCTCTAAAAGACCTGTGGTGAATAAGTGTATTGGTATATGATTTATTTTTAATGCACCCATCAATCCTTTAGTTGTTCTTGCATTATACAATTTAGTTTGCGCAAATGCCAAGATTAATATTGCTGTCTGATCTTTTCTTGCCTTTGATAATAATTCGTACCAATTAAAGTATATAGTATCCACGCTGTTTATACCATTCAAGTCTTTTTGTTTGTTGACGCGCTACTATTCCTCCAGACAGCCAAAAATCTACAATCATAGGTATTTGTTTCTCTGGGTGTTCGCGTATAATTCTTCCTACTCTTTGTTCCAATTTTATAGGGTTATTACTAGGACAAGTAAGATACAAAGTATCAAGCCTATGACACGAAATACCCTCGTCAAAAAGTTTGGTTGATAAGACACATTTGTATTTACCTCCAACATTTTGAAGAACATCACTTCTAGTTGATTCATCAGATTCTCCTATTAAACATACACTTTCAGGAATTAGTTCCTGTAAATCTTTTAACATCTGTACACGCTCACCAAGTATCAAAGGACAACGACCTGTGACTATTTGACTTTTGGCAAAATTAGCGATAGCTTTCAAGTAATCTTTGTTAGCGCAAAGTTTGTTCAACTGGCGCGACCAATCTCGTTTTGGATCTATAACAGGGAATCGGAAGTCGGTACGTTTAACTTGAACTACGGGGTCTTGGAGTTGTCTCGGATCACGGGCTTCGACCATAAAAGGA